CGCTCCTTGCTAGCAGGCGAGCCGCTGAGGCGGATAGCTCGCAGGCGTGGCACGGTGCTTTTGGCCGGCCTATTGCTATTTATCAATATGCCTACAGCGGTAGCTATAAATACATTAACAGACGTTAATAATTACAAGCTCTATGCACATATGAAACTAAAGGATGCAAAAGAGTATCGATGCCTCGAGCTGTTATGGATGCGTGAGTCGAGATGGGATCCAAGAGCTGATAACCCTAAGAGCTCAGCATATGGAATACCACAGCTATTAAAGCTAAAGGTATTAGATCCATATCTACAGATAGATCTAGGACTTAAGTACATAGCTCATAGACACCTCACACCTTGTAAAGCGTGGGCGTATCATCTAAAGACTGGTCACTACTGATGGTGAGAGGTAGACAAGATCCTCGAGTATCGAGGGACTGGAAGCGTGTACGCTTAGCTGTGTTAGCTAGAGATGGATACGTATGTGCATATTGTGGCCAAGATGCTACGACAGTAGATCACGTAGTAAGTATTAAGGCTGGAGGTAATCCGCTTGATATGGAGAACTGTGTAGCAGCGTGTAGACGATGCAATAGCTCAAAGGGATCACGCTCACAAGGCGTTTTTTTAGCAGCCAATTCTACCCCCCCTGCCTTTCCGAGCAATTTCTCCCCGAAAACCACCTCAACAGTCCCAGCCGGGCCGTGTGCAGGCCAAACCGAGCAGAATTGATAGGGATACTCACCTAATGACTACGCCGCTCTATGGGGCTACTGAGCCCCGTTTACACAGTCCGTACCTAAAGACTAAAAACAAAGGCGAGGAAATCTCGCAGCTAGCCGACTCAATCGGCGTACCGCTTTTGCCGTGGCAGCGGTTCGTAATTGACGATATGACCTCGGTAAACGAGGAGGATATGTTTATCCGTAAAACAAACCTCGTGTTATGTAGCCGCCAACAAGGTAAAACGCACCTAGCTCGTATGATGATGCTTAGCCATATGTTTTTATTTGATAGCCCTAACGTACTGATTATGAGCTCTAATAGATCGATGGCTTTAGACACCTTTAGGCAGGTGGCCTACGCTATCGAGGCTAATAGCGAGCTAGCTAAGCAAGTCAAACAGATCCGGTATGCCAACGGTACGGAGTCGATCGAGCTGAAAAACGGGCACCGCCTCGACGTAGTAGCGGCTACTAGAGACGGATCCCGTGGACGTAGCGCCTCTTTTCTCTACATTGATGAAGTACGCGAGATTAGCGAGGAGGGCTTTAGAGCAGCTACCCCTACGACTAGAGCTAAGCCAAATGCTCAGACCTTACTCACCTCTAATGCCGGCGATGCTTTTAGCACCGTACTTAATGAGCTACGCGAAAGAGCTTTAAGTAACCCTCCGGCTACCTTTGGCTTTTACGAGTACAGCGCTCCACAGTTTGCCCGGATCGATGACGTAGAGGCGTGGGCTATGAGTAACCCGGCACTCGGTTATACGGTCACACTCGAGGCGCTAGCCGAAGCCGTAGCTACTCAGCCGATCGAAACTACAAAAACAGAGCTGTTATGCCAATGGATCTCGAGCACTCAAAGCCCGTGGCCGTATATGTCGGTTGAGGATGCAGGCGATAAGGATCTCAAGCTAGTACCCGGGCCTCTTACCGTGTTTGGCTTTGACGTAAGCCCGTCGCGCCGCGATGGCTCGGTCGTAATGGGCCAGCTGCTCGAGGATGGACGTATAGGAGTCGCTGTACTCGAGATGTTTCATAGCGACGTATCAATCGATGAGCTGTATATGGCCAACCGTATCGCTTACTGGGCTAAACAGTATTACCCGCGTACGGTGTGCTATGACAAGTACACGACCGCCTCGATCGCCAAACGCCTCGAGGTAAACGGCATACAGATTACGGACATCTCCGGGCAAAAAAGCTACCAAGCTGCCGGAGATCTACATCAAGCGCTATCAAACAAAAAGCTCGTACACTCCGGACAAGCTGAACTCGTAGCGCATATGCAAAATTGCGCGGCTAAGGAGTCGGATGCCAGCTGGAGATTAGTACGTCGTAAATCCGCCGGGCCGATCGATATAGCTATCGGTTTATCAATGGTCGTACACGTACTCAACCAACCTCAGGGCGAGGCCAAAATCTATATTTAGACACGCCACGCCTAAACTGATTTTATGCTTGACTTTTTGAGAAAATGCCCTCTATGGGAATACTCCAAACGTTAGGCCTAAAGTCTGCCCCTAAGGTAGAGGCTCAATATGCACCTGCCGTAATGGACACTACATACGGCTACGGATCTTTTAATACTAATAGCGCTTACGGATATAACGGCGTAGGTATTGATCGTAATTTTGCGCTACAGGTAGCGAGCGTTAGCCGCTGCCGTAATTTAATTGCGGGAACTATTGCAAGTATCGATTTAGCTTTATACAAAAAATCTACAGGCGAAAAATTAGGATCTCCGGTTTGGTTAGAGCAGCCTGATATTAGACAGCCTCGCAGCTTAACGATTAGCGCAACCGTCGATAGTTTGATTTTTTACTCGGTAGCTTATTGGCGTGTAACAAGTTTGTACGCCGACGATGGCCGACCATCCGGTTTTGAGTGGGTCGCTAATAATCGCGTTACATACACTACAAACCAATACGGTACCGAGGTTAAAGATTATTTTGTAGACGGTAATTTAGTACCGATGGCAGGTATCGGATCTCTCGTTACTTTTCAATCATTAATACCAGGAGTATTACAAACAGCGAGCACTACTATCCGCGCAGCTTATGACATCCAAAAAGCAAGCGCGGTAAGTGCAGCTACACCAATGCCTACAGGTATCCTAAAGAATAACGGTGCAGATTTACCGGAGTCTCAAGTACAAGGATTACTCGCAGCTTTCAAGAGCGCTCGCCAAAACCGTAGTACTGCATATTTAACAAGCACTCTTGAGTATGTACCTACATCTTTCTCACCTAAGGATATGGGCTACACAGAGATGAGCCAGTACCTCAGCACCGAAATAGCAAGAAGTATGAACGTACCGGCCTATCTGATCTCTAGCGATATGAATAACTCAATGACCTATCAAAATATTATCGATGGTCGTAAAGAGTTTGTAGCTTATTCATTACAGCCATACATCTCAGCTATTGAGGATCGTTTATCTATGAACGATATTACTAATAGCTCTAATCAAGTGCGTTTTGCTGTAGACGATACGTTTTTACGTAGCGATGCTAAAGATCGTTTAGAGATTATCGAAAAGATGCTAAATCTAGATCTAATCGATGTAAACCAAGCTCGACAAATGGAACAACTAACACCGCTAGGAGATGCAAGTGCTACTAACGTTTAGCCAAGAGATACAGGCAGCAGATACAGAGCGCCGGGTAATTTCCGGACTCGTTGCACCATATGGCGAGGTCGGCTTTACAAGCGCTGGCCCTGTTATGTTCGAGCGCGGTGCTATTGCTATCCCGGATGCCTCAAAAATAAAATTACTATCGCAACATCAACAGGATAAGCCGGTCGGTCGCGCTATCAATTTTAGCGAGGACACAGCGGGCGTTTATGGATCTTTCCGTTTGTCGAGTAGCACTCGAGGACAAGATGCGCTCGTACTCGCTCAGGAAAATCTCGTGTCTGGCTTATCCGTAGGGGTCGATGTAACGGCCTCTAAGCCGATGGGTGATTACCTGTTAGTTACGGCGGCTGTCCTCAAGGAAGTTAGCCTCGTAGAGAGTGCAGCTTTCTCAAGCGCCTCCGTTACTGATATTGCCGCAGCGCGAGCAGCGCTCGAAGCCGCGACAAGTACAAAAGAAAAAACTACAACTATCTCTACGACGATCGTAGAGGTCGAAACAGAAACAGAAACCGAAAGCGAGGAAGCTGTGACTACAGCCCCAGAAAATACACCGGACGATACTCCGGTAGATACACCGGTCGAGGCTGAAAAGGTCGAGGCCGCTCGTAAGATTATCCGTCCATCAGTACTAGACTCACAGCGAGTACGTACTCCTATTGTGTCTATGGCAACATACACAGAGCACAAGATTAAAGCTGCACTAGGTAGCGATGAGTCAAAGCTCTACGTAACTGCAGCCGATGACTCTTTCTCTACAAACCCAGCTTTTAACCCTACTCAGTACCTAACAGAGTTTGTAACTAATACACGCTTTGGTACACCTGCTATCGATGCCTGCTCTCAGGGAGTTTTGCCTAACAGCGGTATGACGATCTCAGTCCCATCACTCGTTACCTCAGCCGGTGGCGGTTCAGGTGTGGCACCTGCCGTAACAGTAGAGGCCGAAGCCGGAGCTGTTGCTAATACAGGTATGGTTACTGAATACCTAACAGGTACAGTATCTAAGTACTCAGGTATGAACACGATCTCAGTAGAACTCCTAGAGCGCTCAGATCCTAATTTCTACGCTGAACTTACACAGCAACTACAGAACGCATACCTCACTACCATCGATACCACCGTACTAGCTGCTCTTATTTCAGCTGGTCAATCAGCTACAGCTACTACAGCTGATAGCGATGGCGTTATCGCTTTCGCCTCAGAGGCGGCAGCTAAGGTATACAAGGGAACCGGATATTTCGCTCAGAATTACGTAGGAAATGCTGCACAATGGCAGCTCCTAATGGGCGCAACCGATACCACAAAGCGACCTATTTATAACGCTATCCAACCAATGAACGCAGCCGGACAGGTAGGCCCTCAGTCTATTCGCGGTAACGTACTAGGCCTTGATCTATTCGTAGACAAGAACTTTGCAGCGACAACAGTAGATGACGGCTCAGCGCTAATTTTGGCACCTGAGGCGTTTACTGTTTACCGCTCACCACAGGCGTATATGTCAGTAAACGTAGTATCGAACCTACAGGTTCAGGTAGCTATCTACGGCTTTATGGCAACAATCGCGAAAATGCCAGCTGGTATTCAGGTTTACCAAAAGGCATAAGTAAAACCCTAATAGTCGGTAGGGCTCTTAGCCCTTT